GACGGACAGGGACGTAAGAAGCACGAGCATGGGAGCACAAGGGGAGGACGTACAACTCTCAGAGAGTGGCTTAAAAGCTTTTCCTTTCTCGATTGAGTGCAAAAACCTAGCAAAGATAGCAGTATATAAGTTTTATGAGCAAGCAACAACACATGGTAGTGCAGAGCCTTTAGTAGTAATCAAACAGAACAGAAGTAAACCTTTAGCCATAGTAGATTTAGAACACTTTATTGATTTAGTAGCAGAGATAAATAATTTAAAGATATGGTGCGGTAAGCAGTTATGTGTAATTGAAAGTCAAGAAAAACAATTAAAGGAAAAGAAATGAAAGACAGATTTGATTTAGAGAATGACATTATGAATGTGTGGGCTACTAAGGATCACCTAGATAAGATTATTTGGAGAATGATGGATCATCCTGAAGTACTGTCTGAAGATCAAGTATGGAATCATCTAGAGTCTGTTAAGCAGAGTATTGACTTACATTGTGAAGCGTTGATGGATACATATTGTCAAGTATTCCAATTAAATGAATATGCCACAGCAGAGATGAAAGCACTTCGTGAGCAGGTGTTAAATGGTTTAACTAAAAAAGCTGACAAAGAAGATGCAGACAAAGCTTGGAAAGAAATCTATGCTTGCAAGACACCATGCGGTGATATTGACTGCTTAGAAAGCTGTGCTAATGTCGCTAAAGTTCCAAGTTTCCCTGTAAAAAGCAAAAAAGCTAAAAAACAGGGAAAAACTAAATGAAAATTCTATTACTTGATATAGAGTCATCGCCTAATGTGGCACACGTCTGGGGCTTATGGCAACAGAATGTTGGAATCAATCAACTAATGGAATCTTCGTATGTACTTTGTTGGGCTGCTAAGTGGCTCGGTGAAGATGAAATCATATTTGATTCTGTACACCAATCTAAACCTAAAAAGATGCTGAAGGGAATCTATGACCTCCTCAATGATGCAGACGCAGTCATTCATTATAATGGTACTAAGTTTGATATTCCTACTCTTAACAAGGAATTCTTACTACATAATTATGCTCCACCATCGCCTTATAAACAGATTGATCTTCTCCGTGTTGCTCGTAGCCAGTTCCGTTTTCCTAGCAATAAGTTGGACTACGTAGCTCAGCGTTTAGGACTAGGTAAAAAGCAAGAACACGAAGGACATGACCTATGGGTCAAGTGCATGAATGGAGACAAAGATGCTTGGAAACGTATGGAATCGTATAATATTCAAGATGTCGTTTTGCTTGAATCTCTTTATTGCCGTCTTCTTCCATGGATCAAATCTCATCCTAATCATAATCTTTATACCGATAATCGTGTGTGCCCCACCTGTTCTGGGAATAGATTACAAAAGCGTGGCACTGCTATCTCGGCTACTGGAAGGTATCAACGGTATCAGTGCAGCGATTGCGGAAGCTGGTCTCAGGGTACAAAAGCAGTCAAACCATCCGTTGAAGTGAAAGGGCTATCATAATGGGTCAATGTAGTAAGCATGGGGAATATCACACAATGTGTGTTCCTTGTTCTTTAACTCAGTATAGGCACGATACTCTTTATGGTGTAGGGCCTTCTGATTCGTACTATCCTCCAGGTGCTACAAAGGATATGGTGAACTCTCCTGACCACTACACTCAAGGAAATATTGAATGTATTGATGCTATTGAAGAAGTAGTAAAGCATTTAGATGGTATGGAAGCAATGTGTACAGGCAACGCTATTAAGTATCTATGGCGATGGAGACACAAGAACGGTGCAGAAGATTTAAAGAAAGCAGTGTGGTATATCCAAAGGATGATTGATGAGCTTGACTCTAAGTGATATAATCTATCGTCTGAAGCAATTAGACGAAATGGATGTGACAGATATTCTTGGTTTAACTACTGAGGATATCTGTGAAAGATTTCTAGATGTAATAGAAGATAAAGCAGATGTATTAGAACAACTACTAAAGGACGACGATGACAACTAAAAAGCCGTTACATGATATGGGAGAGCCTATCAAAGACGAGATTCCTGGTCTACGAGATTTCTTTGCTACTTCAGTACTTTCAGGAGCAATAGACTCTGCTGGAGTACCTGAATCAAATGTAGAAGAATATTGTGAATTTATTGCTATCTTTTGCTACAAGATGGCAGATGCAATGATGACAGAAAAGTATAAGAAAAACACACGACACTAAGGATAAAGATGTACAACACACCGTTTAGCACAGTAGGGTATATTACCTACAAAAGAACTTATGCACGTCGCTTAGACGAGGCAGACATTACTAGCAAGACAGAAGAGTTTCCACAGACAGTAGAAAGAGTTATTAAAGCAACAAACACTCAATTAGGTTGTAACTTTACAGAAACAGAGCAAGAACGTTTACGAAAGTATTTAACAGAACTCAAAGGAACTGTAGCAGGTCGTTTCCTTTGGCAGCTAGGGACAGACACTGTAGGCAAGCTAGGCTTAGCTTCATTACAAAACTGTGCCTTCACTGTAATTGATGAACCTGTTCGTCCCTTTACCTGGGCTATGGACTTACTTATGTTAGGTTCTGGCGTTGGTTATAACATTCAAAGGAAAAACGTTGACAAACTTCCTGAAGTCAATCCTAATTTTATTGCCCCTACTCGTTTGGATACTGCTGATGCGGACTTTATTGTTCCTGATTCAAGGGAAGGGTGGGTCTCGCTCCTCGGGAAGACGCTCAAAGCGGCCTTTCTAAGTGTTAAAGAACCTACTTTTACCTATAGTACTGTCCTTGTACGTGGTCGTGGTGCTGTCATCAAGGGATTTGGAGGCACTGCATCAGGCCCTGAAGACCTTTGCGAGGGTATTGCTAAGGTAAGTACCATCTTAGAGAAACGTGCAGGTAAGAAGCTACGTCCTATTGATTGCTTGGACATTATGAATATTATTGGTGCAATCGTCGTAGCAGGTAATGTACGTAGATCAGCACAGATTGCTATTGGAGATGCAGACGATGTTGAGTACCTTCTTGCTAAACGTTGGGATATGGGAAATATCCCTTCTTGGAGAGCTATGTCTAATAATAGCGTGGTGTGTAACGATATTAAAGATTTGCATGAATACTTCTGGGACGGCTATGAAGGAAAAGGGGAGCCTTATGGTCTTATCAACCTTCGTCTTTCTCGCAAGATCGGCAGGTTGGGCGATACTAATTATCCTGATCCTGACGTTCAAGGTTATAACCCTTGTGCTGAGCAGTCTTTGGCTCCTTATGAGACCTGTTGTTTAGCTGAAGTATATTTATCTAACATTGAATCTAAGAAAGAATTCATTGATGTCTGTAAGTTACTATATCGCATTAATAAGCATAGCCTGTCTTTGCCTTGCCATCTGCAGGAAACAGCCGATGTCGTTCATAAGAATATGCGTATGGGTATTGGGGTTACTGGCGTTCTACAGGCTTCTGATGTACAACGTAGCTGGTTAAATGACGCTTATACAGAGCTACGTGCTTTTGATAAAGAGTACTCTGCTAAGCATGGCTTTCCTGAGTCTATTAAGTTGACAACGGTTAAACCTAGTGGTACACTGTCGCTTTTACCAGGCGTAACTTCAGGTTGTCATCCTGCTTACAGTCACTATATGATTAGACGTATTCGTATTGCTGCAGATCATAGCTTAGTACAAGTATGTCGTGAGCATGGATACCCTGTAGAGTTTCAACGTAACTTTGATGGTACTGATGACCACAGCACAATGGTAGTTTCCTTTCCATTTGCTTATCCTGAAGGTACTAAGATTGCTGCGGAGATGACTGCTATTGACCAACTAGAAGTAGTTAAATGGTTGCAAGAGAATTGGTCAGACAATAGCGTTAGCTGTACTGTGTATTACCGTAAAGAAGAGTTGCCAGAGATTAAGAAGTACTTGGCTAAGAATTACAAGAACAATCATAAGTCACTTTCGTTCTTACTTCATAATGAACATGGCTTCCAACAAGCCCCATTAGAAGAGATTACCAAAGAAGCTTATGACGCACTAGTTGCTAGTACTAGATTGATTACCAAAGTGGAAGATGCTTCCTTTGAAGGTGATCTAGAGTGCAGTAGTGGACATTGTCCAATTAAATGAGGAAGATATGATTACTAAAGAAGATTATGGTATTGGAATGAAGAGATTGTTTGATATATTGAATATGGCAGACATGTTACAAGTTATGGCTACAGAGCCATTCTTAGCTGCTGCTCCATCCTTCAATGAATTAGATGATATTCAATTTATGACTATTTGGAATGATCAGGTGAAGAATCACGTGCAGACATTCAATGACAGGTTATTAGAGCTACAGACTCTTCCTTTGTTTAGGGAAGTTGCTCCTCCTAATTATCCTGAACCTACTTTATAAGTTTCTCGGTAGTTGTACTTGGTGGCCCTGCTTCGTGCAGGGTCTTTTTATTGGTGAGGGGTTACAAACTCGCCTGCCAATTCGTTGATGCCCTAGATAGAAAGACGGAAAATCACTAGGTTCTTGATACCCTCGTGCCGTCTTAACTTGTTAGTATTTGTAAGGCTTTGTTACAGCGAGCAGTACGGTCATCT